TGCTACACTACTTTTTTTGAACATTAAGAAAGAATTAACAGGTGGGATGTTAACTGGTGTTTCTACGGTTATGGATCCAGGACCAACTTCAGTTATCGTTCCTATCTTTACGGGATCTCCATATTGTGAAAGAGAGCCCCAAGTAGAGTGAGTAACCGCTATTTGGTTGTTAACAGCCGTGTAAACAAACCAAGCTTCGTCTTTAACTTGAACCGAAACATTATTTTCCGTAGACGCTCCTGTGATATTAATTTTTATTGCCATATTATCCTGTTGTTTGTACCCCTGGGGTTATAAAATTATCTAAATTTAAATGTATTATTCTAATCACAGCTGACGTAGAGGGCGCTATAGGGGAAGGATGCTTAGTAATTTTTATAAGATTTTTTAGTGTGATTTTCAGCGTACTTCCATCAAAATATAATTTAGTACCTGCTTTTACTACTTGTGCGATATCTAAAATTATTTCTCCCGCAGACGCAGACGCTATGTCTCCTCCTTCAGTACCACTTGTTCTATTAGTTTGTATAAGATTGGTACCTGTGTTTACAATATTCAATCCCCTTACTGTAACGAAGTCACCTCCGGATATTCCACGAGTACCGTCTAACGCTACCGTTGTACCAGTAGCAGTGGTACGTACTGTTTTTGTAAGTTGCTCTGTTATAGCTGATGTAAAGTTCGCATTCCAATTAGAAAAATCTACAACAGCCCCTATAGCTCTTTGTATAACACTACTTCCTCTTGCTTGAAATGTTAATGTGTGTCCATTAGCAAACGTTTGTGCTGAAGAAATAGTCAACTGCCCACCACCTTCACTTACTTTAGTATCTCTATCAATAGCTATTATAGTTGGCGTTCCAGATAAACTACTACCGCCGGTAACAGCGGTTATATGCATACCAGTACACAAATCAGTTACATCATCTACCGTAACTTTAAGACCACTATTTACATCACTTGGGGCAACAGCCCCTTCGATAGTATACGTTAATGTTGGAGTAAAATACCAATCCGTATCTATAGGTTGTCTTATTAACCTAAGCCCATACCCATTAGCATCGGTATTGTTATTTTCAATATCCCAATCTATTTCTTTTGTTATAGCCCCAATCGAAACAGGAGAGGACACAGAAGATACACTAGTAGGCATACTTTTATAGCTAGAAGTAGCGGTTGTAATAGGGGTAAATGTTAAGGTAGAATTAGCAACTTGAGTGATACTAGTGGTAAATTTATTTTTAACCCCCTTACCAAAATTAATAGTAGTTCCTTTGTGCACGGCTGGAAGTAAAAGAAACGAATACGTATCTCCACTTGCGTTGGCTGGGAAAGTAATAGCCCCACTAAAACTATTGCTTTTCATTTTTACTGCTAATTTATTTTCCGACGTGCAGCCTCCGAAAACACCAGTTTTAAAATTGTAAAACTTGTGCGCTACAGAAGAGGACGCGGGGGTAGCAAATACTTGCAATTCAAACTCAGCACCGATGTCTCCTTGGATAGTGAAGTTTCTAGTCGAAGCGGTGGCCATTAAATCTTTTTTATTAATTTTAAAACTAGTTATATTTGCCATTCTTTATAAGTTTAAACTTGACTTGCTTTGTAGATGAACAATACTTTCTATTCTCCCTAATCCCTGGAAACTAAAATCAGAAGATTTAGGTATTTCATTTTCAGTTCCTCTAATGTAATTAAACCACTTTCCTTCTTTTTCTACAAATTCTTTTACTGATCCTGTTTGTTTATCAGTAGTTATAGAATCCACAGCCCAACCATCTTTAGCTGATAAATTATATGTTTCTACGTTTGATAATCCCGTATCAGTATCAGTGGTCCAAAGATCCACTTTAGATTGACTTCCTTCGTAACCCAACGTATTAAATATTTTTATTAAAGATGGTTCTGAATTTAATACAGCGGTAATAGTCGATGGAACCATATCTTCACCATAGAATTTGTTTCTTACCTCGTTATAATGATGTTTCCAAGGTTTACCATCTTTTATAGTAAAATAATCTTTAGAAAGACTAACTCCAGATTCTGGAATAAACGATTTAAAACTAACCCAACCTTTAACGTCTTCGCTATATGTTATTGTAGATGGTGTGAAATCTATATTTACTTTATTTAACGTAAAGTTATCTAGTATACTGGAAAGTTGATCACTAACTACGTTTATTACAAACGTATCGCGCGGGAGTGCCGCTAAAGAAGTGCTTGCAAAGGCTCCTATAGTAAAGGTTTCGTTAAACTCTCCGTTGACATTAGCAAAGCTGTGACTAAATCCAACATTATCGCTAGTGATAAAATAACAGTGAAAATCTCCTGAGGTTGCGTTAGAAATATTAAACTTTAAATTAACCGTATCTCCTTCTTTGAAATTATGATTAGGTATACTTTGTTGTAATCCAACTATAGAATCTCCAGAACTCCCAAAAAGATTTTGTAAGTAGGCAGCATTGCTGACAAAACCTGGAACGTCTGTAAACACAACGTTTCTATTATACTCATCAAAATTTATATAATTTTCTAAAAGTTGATCGTATCCGTGGAATGTCCACCCTAAACTCGTGCTAGCTTGAAAATAATTAGTAGCGTCTTTAAGTGATATATTATCTATACTTCCGCTAAAACTCCCACCAGGTGGTACGTTAAATACTATTTTGTTCATGCTACCATAGGAATTAGTAACTGGGCCTTTTGTTGATATTGATTGTCCTATTGTTTGGTTGCTAACAGTTTTGTAAGTCGAATCAGTATAATGCTCGAAAGATTCAAACGTTCCATCCATATTAAATTTAGCCATATAATGACCGTGGTAATTAATTCCCTCAAATTTAACTCCAATAGCTTCTCCTGCGGTAACGGCTCCTTTCGCCCCCATAACATATCCACTTAAACTACTACCTGGATATACGTTAGAAACTACAAATTTAAGTTCGTATCCATCTTCAGTTACGCTTGGAGAAGCGTTTATATCTTCAGCTCTCGTTTGATGGATATTTTGCCCAGTTGCCGCTGTTGTTATATTGCTAAATGATTGTACTAAATGGTTTCCTTGAACCGCGTTTTCAAACACGGCTTTTCCATTTTTATTGTATACTTGATTACTGTTCCATGGTATATAATTCGGGTACATACTACCAGGAAAAGGAATAAAAGAAAACGCGGTTCCTCCAGAAGAGGAGTTTCCAGGATTCATATAATGGTAAAGATGTAATTGATTATTAAAAGGAGTTCCATTCTGATCTTTTCTAGGAGCGAACGCCCAATTATCAAAACTACCTGTTGAATATTTATCAGTTATATCTCTGATTTCTATTGCACCTATTGTTCCAATGAAACTGTGGAAATGAAGAACAACATTATCATTAGATGAATTATTATCGTGTTTCCATATACCACGTTGGAATTTCTGCCCGATGGTAACTCCGTTAGGTTGGACTATACCCACCGCAGAGTTAGAGGAGCTGTATTCAAAATACTCTAATTTTAAACCACCAGCACTCGAACCAAGAGAAGGCGTGCCAACATGACCTTCTGGTGCTGGAGCTCCGTAAACTGCTAACGCGGGGTCTATAACGTCCCGAACTACTATTACTCCGTCAACGCCGCCAGTTGAGGCTGTTGAAGTAGCTCCATTTACATCGTGAATTAATATCTCGTACCAATGGCCATTAATAAATGGATTATTCGCTCCACCAAACGAACTTAAATCTTGTGTGAGTTTACAAAATCCTTTAATTTCTATTTCATCATCTGTATGATAAGAACCATTTTCCCACATATCCGGAGCGTTTGATCCATCGTTATAAACTACTGTAGTGTTTGGAGATATAGTGTTGGAGGTTCCTGCTAAATATTGATCCCAGAGAGGAGGGGCGTTAAAACCAAGTGGGGTTTCAGCCCCTGATGTGGCGTTTGGATCAGGTACGTAAGTCGGAATACCTGAACTTACACCGAATTCATCTACAGAAGCGGCGTTTAATACCGCGTTGGCAGAAGGCCCAGCCGTCTGTGTCCAACTACTAGTTCCCTGGTGTTCTACCTCAACCCATTCAGGAATAACGACAGGTGGTATATTCGGTAAAGAAGGATAAGTGGTAATACTACCAGTATCAGTTAATTGTCTAAGTTTAGTAATCTCTAAACTCCTAATATGTATGCTATTATGAGCTCCCGTGTCTACTTTCGATAAACGAATATTTAAATACTTAGTTATGTACCGACGCATTTCATGTTCACCTGGTATACCGAGCCCTGGACTTGGTAAATTTACGTAATGATTATCTAATTCTCCATCTAATCTCAAATAAAACTCCAAAACGTGCAAACCTTGCGTTAGATTTGCCCATGAAAACGTATTGCTATCTACAAATCCTTTTGGATCTGTACCGATTCCTATAGGTTGTATAGTTGGATTAGAACCATATCCAGTTGTTGGAGTGTGTGTTTGGTTGTAGTAAGTAGCTAAAAATCCATCAGACGCCGCGGTAATATCGCTATTAATATAATTATCAGGAATTAGTGTTTCTTGCGGAGATCCCGGTTGCTGACCGTACAATTCTACTTTTAACTCAGGTTTATCGCCAGATCCCCAAAAAAGACCAGATGACGTATCTACTTCAACCGTCATAACAACTCTTATCTCTTCTCCATGAAATAAAGTGGAGTTATTTATTGACAAAAAGTTACTTGGAGGATTTAAAGCGTCTAAAAGAGCGTCTGGAGTTGGTACGTGGTCCATTACCGATTCAAAACCAGGGGAATTAGCCGCCGGAACAAAGCTGTAAAGACTATTGGTTTGACCACTCATATCCGCCCATACAGACGTATCTTTCTTTTTTAAAATAGGTCCGTAATCTGGACTAGGGCCCCAATCAAGACGATTAGGCACTACTGTATTAACACTTAAACCTCCTATGGTTTGTCCTACCCACGGAACAGCTCCTTGGTTTTGGGAAATCGACGTTCCCGTACCATTAAATCCATCTCCTCCTTGTAAAACAGTTCTACCATTGCTATCTATCGCGCTTGGAACAGTGTGAATGTTAAGACCACTGGTACTAAACAACCAATTCGAGGTGTTTCCACTAAGTTGTGGAGCTCCAAATGGATTTTGTTCTAATGGTGAGGAATTTGTCCAATCGACTTTATAAATTCGGTCAAAATTTCCAATTATAGGCGTTACTATTGTTGCGGGGGAAGGATGAAGAGGTAGCCACGTGTATTGCCAACGGCGCTTGGTTTGTCCTAAAAGCTGTGATTGAAGTGATCCCATAGGAATCTCAGCGTGGTTAGTAATTATTGTGTCACTACCTAAATCTGGACTTAAGGCAAAATTATCAGGGAGAGATGGTGTGTTTCCGGGTATTCCATTCGTGAGGTTCCCGTTTTTTACAAAATTTCTTAAATTAAAATATTCTATAGCGCTTTCTCCTACATCTAAAAAACCATTGAATATAACGTTATCTGGAAGAAAATCCGACAAAGTTAAATTATAATCCTTCTTATGGGCATCGTAAGTACCTATTAATCTATTTGCTGTCTTTAAATTATCTCTAAAGTAATCGTGCATTCCAGCGTCAGAGATTGGAGTTAATCCATCCATAGATAATCTAAGCACAGCTCCTCTTTGTTTGTCTGTAAAATAAGCTCTATATGATTCTTTAGCAAACGATTCTGGATTTTTAGATATACCGTAATCTCCGACAAAAGGATTTGCGTCACCTAGTACAGAATCAGATGCTACCAATTGTGGACTTCCATCCGCGTTATATAAAGCGTTTTTATTAGCTGTAATTTCTACAACTCTATCTTCACAAAAAGAAACTAAACTTATTCTTCTTGAAAATAATTTCTGTATACTACCGTAGGTTGGATTTAAATCTTTAGTAATCTTTTCAGCCATTATAAACTGATTTAGATTATTAACACCATTTGTAGAATTGTAAATTCCAGAATAAATCAACCCACTTTTTCTTTCTTCTTCTTTGTAATCGGTATCTAAAGTCATGCTAGCTTTAACACCATTAGCTATAGTCATCGCGTTAAAATCATCTCTAATTCTATTAGATTCAATTCCATTACCAAAGGTAATACCGTTGTACCAACCTAATCCTGTTTGTACTCCCGGTTCTGGACGTATTGTTATTGAATCTAGTTTTGCAAAAGTTGAACTGTCGGTATTTATACTGTTATCAGCTACACTAGTAATAACACCAGTAGTAAACTCCCCGTCTTTTCTAACAAACCTAACTCGTTTTCCAATAAAACTAGCTGGATCTGCGGATGTTTGTGACACGACAGCCGCATCTACTATAGGTTGAGTTTGGTTACCGTTTATATCTTGGCTCAATGTAAATTCATTAGGACCTATCCAAGAACTTAAATATATAGAAGTTTCTAAATTTGAATTTGCATATAACCCACCTTGTGTAGCGTTTTTATTTTCGATAAACTTTACTTCACATCCTATTGGCGCAAATAACTCTTGTGTTTTTTGTGTGATTTTTACTGGAAAAGCCTGCCCAGTTTCGTAATATATATCTAAATCAACATTGTCCTTAGGCTCTGTTTCCCATATAGCTGGATTTTGTGCTATTTCTTTAGATCCTAAATCATAATCCTTTTCTATGAATTGTATGTTATCAAAACTGTTTGCGTCTAAAGTAGTTCCGTCAACTGGATTATAAGTTTTTGTAGTTACATCTTTGTCTAACTCTATTACATAACAAACTCTTCTGTTGTTTCTTCCACCAAATTCCTGCAATTTATTCTGCATTATAAACCCTTCAGTCGTAGTCATAGGGGCGGTATCCGAACCGTCAACATCATTTCTACTCAACGCCCAATTCATAACGGCTGTCTCAACGCTAGTACCATCGTCGATAAGTTCTCCATTTTTCCATTTATATGTTCTTCTCCATGGGGTATGGTTATATAATTTCTTTTTACTCCATTTTTTTATAGTATATATTTCCTTATTAGGATCATTTTTGAAAATAAACGAACCGTAGCTTTCTATTTGGCTTATAAAATCTGCAATAGCACCGTTGCTGTTGCGCATTTCTCCTTGAATATCAGCGCGCCATTGGACTTCGTGTAATTTTTCGTAAGTTGTAGATAATTGTTCTCCTTTATCATAACCTAAATAACTAGTTTCAGTATGATTCGAAAGTTTTGGATGTGTAATTTGGTTTTGCTGTAATGGATCTTCAGGTTGTGATCTTTCTAGTGGATCTCCCTCCATAAATACAGCGTAGTTATTACCAACATCACCTGCTATATCAAATTTACTTTGAGTTTGAGCTTGTACATTAACCGAAACCCCTGTAGATAAAATAATATTTTGCTGAGCAACAGTAGTAACTTGATTGTTAGCTATTTCAGCGTCTAATACTGCTTGTGTTCCAATAGGAGTCCCATCTTCTTTAGTAAAAACTCCACCTCCCCATATAGCTTGTAGATTTTCGCACAAGGCGTTACCTTCGTTGGCGGCGGCAGAGTACGATAGATTTGGTGGAAGTGTTCCGTCGTGCAAATCCAAACCGGGACCTAAAAATGATAAATGTAAAAAGTTTTTTCCTGTTTCTCCACCGTAAGTTCCATCTGGACTTTCGTTGTCATCATGTACGCTTCTTCTCCACTTTCTTATTCCGTTCTGACTAACGTGACTTGCGTTTGTTTCAACAAAACCATCTATACCGTTTACTAAATTTTCACCATTACTTGGTTCTTGCGGTTTGTTATGATTAAACTTAGGGAAAGCTATAGCGCTTTCAACGTTGTATTTACCCCACTTGTATGGTCGATAAAGTCTGTAGTCGTCATCAAAAAAACTACTTTCAAAATCAGCAGAGTAATTTGTTTCATCGTACGAATAAGTTACGTCGAAAGTTTGGTCTAAATTAGGATCGTATATTGGATCAGAACCTATTTTAATACTTTCGGTAGTGTCAGTATTTACAATTCCACGAGAAATGTCACCAGGAACATTAGGTGTTCCGCCTTTATAACCTTGTCCACTACTTCTAGCATAATTGGAAGGATCGAGTTGCGCAGAAGCAAAATACATATTGTCTATAAAGCATCCGTTATGTGTTTTTGAATCTAACATTACCTGCCAATCTCCAACTGTGTTACTTATATTACCGCCTGTATGATCAGTTATTTCGTTTGCTCTATCAGTGCCAGAGTTCACCACTCCATCTCCAGGGTCAACAAAAGCCTGTTGATTTGTTAGACCATCGTCAGACACAAAAGAACCGCTAGCATGTACGTCTGACAGCCACCTTACAGATCTTTGAACTTTAACCACAGTGTTTAATAATAAATCTAAAACATTAGAACTTTCTAAAGAATTTTTTGTTTGATTAGTAGAAAGTATTTTAACAAAAAATCTACCAGAAAAAGTTTCTAAAGCTTTTGTAATTTTCTTTTCAAACCTAATAACTATATCTGGACCTATAAGAGTGGCGTCGTTTGGGTCTACAATTAAGTCAGAATCTTGCTCACTTATACTGTCGTTTAAAGTTATTACATAATCCTTGCTATCGTTTTCTCTAATAGCAGCTACTTTGTATTTTTTTGATGTTTGTTGGTTACTACCACCGTCTGGATCTCCAACGTCAGCGGTTGTTTTAGTGAATGAAAAATATAAATCCGGTTGATCAAATTTATTTACAAGTTCTTGTCCTCCGTTTTCTTCCCAATCACCTTTTCTAATTATTAGTTCTCTAGGGAATTTATTAGTACCAGTTATAATAGGTCTACCTTCTGGTAAATAAAATACTCCAGTGATATCATCATTCAATATAGAATTACTATTACCATCACTACCTGGTGCGTTTGCAATCTCCCCTAATTTAATATATCTATATTTAATAGCGTCGGGAGCTTCGTTTTTAACATCTAGAACTCTAAATTTATTTTCTTGTTGTACTTGAGTAGATTCGTCAGCTTTTTTCTTAAGTATGATGTAATCGTCTTCAGATATTTTATTTCTATCAGAAGAAGGGAAGGAAATCCATACATGATCGTCTTTATCAATATCGTCTTTAGTGACTTTATAGATAGCATCCATTATTAAGTTATAGTACTCCCCAGAAGTTTCCTTTACGTAAAATTTATAATAGTGCGCCCATTCTGGATGAGGAGAAATTAAATCAGTTTTTAACTGAAGAGATCTACTAGCTAATTTTCCTAAACTATTAGTTTCCCAAGGAATTTTTATTGAAGAATCTGAAGAAGTAAACACAGGTGTTTCTCTTCCGTATTTATCACCATAAACAACACCTAACTGATAATTTCTTTGTGATTTTATTGACGGAAATCCTCCAAAAGAAAAAGATCTACGTGATCTATCTAAATCTAACGCTTGAACTACAACATCGCTAATAATTCCTTCAAAGGGTTGAAATGAAACGTTGGCGTTCGGATCTTTACTTACTTTTATATAAAAGGAACTTAAGTTATCTGTCTCGCGGTTTGTTCCCTTGTCTTTTAAAGTAGCTTCGAATTGGAAAATCTTTGGTTTATTAGCTTTTTTCTCCGTAGTAGGAACTCCTTCAATAGTTGCTGGTGCGTATGGAGCTTTAACTCCCGAAAACTCTATAAAATTCCCACTTGTGTCAACTAACTTACCCTCTAATTCACCAGGATTTTTTCCAAGTGGAGATATTTTGTTTTCTCCATAGAGTTTAAAAGAAATTTTATATTTTACACCAAGAGAAAGTTCGGTAGCAATAGGTTGGGATAGTATTGCTCCCTGAGGAGCGTTTTTAATTCTTACAGAGCGGTTTTCAGAGGAAGCGTGTATATACGACATACCGTCATCTAAAACCCAATTGTCTGGGGCTAAAAATCCCGAAGAAGCAAAACCACTTCCTTTATCGTGGTTTTGAAAATTACCGTTTAATAATAAATTACTTGAATAAACCGGTTGTAATAATTCTAAAGAATAATCAAACCTTTCTTCGAAACTTGATTGTATTACTGGGGGAATATCATTAGTATAATTCTGTAAATAATTTCCGTAAACAACTCTATTACCTGTTACTTCTTGCGCTAATGCTTTTCTTGGAACATTATCCCACGGCCTTAGTAATTGGTTAGATGGAAGAGCTGCGTGGATATTTTCTGATAGAACTTCAAAACGACCTTTATATCTAGAGTTAAATTGAGAACCAGCTAAATCCCATTCGTCATCCGCTCTTTTAACTGTGTCTAATAAGTAAATAACAGTAGAATCTTCTTGTTTATATAGGATATCTATTTGAACAACATCTTTTGGCGTTTCAGGAGAAGTAAAATCTTCTAAAATAACCGATCTTATCATATTACGCATCCCTGCGTTATAAGGTTCCTTAGTGTTGTAAGCTGTTTTTTCATCATAAGAAAATCCATCTTGATTTTCACTGTATAACGAATTAAAAACAACGTCTGTAAACGGAGCAAACGTAGAATATTCCCCGTCAGCATATTTGTATCGGTAAGAAAATCTTGGGAATATTTTTTCGAATAAAGGATCTCTATCCCCCGGTAACGCAGATCGCGTGCTAACTGTTAGTTGCTTAAGAGGTGATTTTTTTATTACAGTAATATGTTCTTCCGCTATTTCTTCTTCTCTATCAAACGTTAAGATATCTCCTGGGTACAAATGCCCTGCCCCTGTAAACACATCGGTACTTAACGAAACCGTATTCCCAACTATCTTCTTAATCTTTTTACCATACTCAGAGACACTAAACATGTAAACGTTTCCATCACTTATCCTTGTCCATTTCACCAACCTATCTCCTATTCTTAAATCGTTAGCGTTTTCAAGATGAAGATCATAAGTACCGTTGAAATTGTTATTTATCCAAGGGTGAGGATATGGAGGGTTCCCCCAATACCCATTAGCTCCACTCCATGACTTTCCCTGAAAATCCATATCTGACACAACCTCTATTCTTTCGGTTTGAATAGCGTCGTCTACAATAAGTTTAGTATGGTGGGGAAGAGGGTTTGAATTTAGAGTTGTAAATTCATCTGAATTACCTTTTTTACATCTATCGATGTTGATTCTACGTGGTTCGTTTATGTTATCTGTCCATAATAATAAATCGTCAATTACGTTTATACCAGTAATAATATTATCGCTAAACTTTAAAACAGCGTCATCAGTATTAGCTTTAGTATCTATAAGTACGGGTACTACTACGTTTTTATCTGAACACTCTAAAATAGCTTCAATAAAATCACTTTTTACAAACCAGTAAAATTTATTATTCTTCTCATCCGCGACGCTTCCTACACATTGAAAAGCTCCACTACTCGAAACTACTTCTTCTATAGAGCTATTACCCAATATATTTTGCACGGTCCCAACATCTGCTCCATCAGAAGTTGAAACCTGTACGTTCACCGCGTGTTTATATTGTCCGCTTGGAATAATTCTTTCATCAAGGTCTTTGTTCATTTTCCCTTGAGTGAAAGTATTTTTAATCTCTGGCATATATTAGTGTTTTATATGTTTCGATTTACCTCTTAATATTTGAGTTAATTCTTCTATTTTAATATTTGACAATCTTAATTTAGCTTGTCTTATTGCTGCTATTTTTTCTTTTTTAAGTCTAGGAACTAATTGTTGGGTTTGGATACGACCAGCTGCAACAGCGTGTAATATCCATCTGTACATAGCTTCTTCCGCAAATTTATGCACTTGCATTTCTCCATCTGTTCCAAGACTATCGCTTATATAATCTAAGATCACAGTTTTTCCTGAAATATTAGAACTAAAATTAATTAATCCTCTCAAATTGTCTATATAAAACGAACCGTTGACTTGCGCGTGTTGCGGGTCTAATCCGTATCTTTGCCCCTTGTTTAAATCATAAATATCAGTATCATAATCATAATCTTGATTTGTATTTTCAGATGGAGAGTTTGATTTATAATTTGTCCAAGTTGTAGAATCTCCACCTGATTGCAATTTATAAGCATCTGTTTCATAAAACACTTCAACGTCATCTATAGCGTTAATACCAAACGTAGCGTTGGGTACAGCAACTGTGGTTCTGTGTAGGGTTGCGCTAGAATCGATGGTACCACCACTACTAACGATAAGTAAGTCAACTGTTGTTAAATTACTCACGTCAATATTTTCTAGAAACGTAGCCGCAGATAACGTATCGTCACCAGCGTTAAACTCTATGTAATTTGTTCCACCACCTATTTTTAGCACATCAAATATATCTGTATCCATGTTTTTACTCTGCTTAACAAGAGACATCGCGTCGTCTGAATTGGGATTGGTCATTCTTGGATTATATCCGTTTACGTTCCCGTATGTTTGGTTATTCCAATCTTGTGCGTCTAAATCTATTTGTGTAGAAAATCCAACCCTAACGATACCTGCGGTTTTACCTGTTTTAGCAGCCGAAGATAATCCCTTAGCAGAAACGCTTATTTCATCTATTCCAGTTACATCTATTGTTTGCCATAACGCAAAGTGTCTTGTGGTTAATCCGCTCGAGAGAGTTCTAGCTATATGCTTCCATTCGAATCTTGAGTTTCTTCTACCTTGAAAAGTATTGTTTTCAGGTACTCCTAAATTTGTACCTTGAGCTGAACCGTGTAGCGGCGAGTGTACCCAGGTACTATTGACGTTACCTAGAGAAGTTCCAAAGTCACCATTTGTAAATAAATCACCTATAGCAGCGGTTTTAAGGAAATCATAACTACCGTCGTCTTCTTGCGATATTTTAAATGGATTTTGAGTATCTCTAGTTGGATAAATAGGATGTTTAATACCAGCTGAATCACTCCACATAACTCTAGTGTAATTAACGTAATCATGTGGTAGTATCATTGTATTAGAAGGCGGAAGAACTATTTCTTGAGATTTAATAGATTTAAACGTATCAAAAGATAATTCTTGCATTGCTCTTTGCGCGTGAAAAGCTACATCTGTTCTACTTACCTTATTTATTATTTTTTCTTCACCAACGTAAGCAACTAAAAACGCGTCTATAATATTTTCAAGTGATGTAAATTGATAGTCACCGTATTGATCTGGATGATTATAATAAGATCTTTCTGATTTGTGTAATAATCCCATTTATTTATTGTTTTTCTTGTTGAATACTTTTATTTTCTTCTGCCGTAGCTGCTTGGTATAAAGTAGGATCTTTTAGCGTTATACCCGCTAGCGCTAATATTTTTACAACTAACTTTGTTTCCTCTGACGCATGTAAATCAAAATTTGCGTGGTCACCCGCAGATAGATTATACATAGCTTTATCTCCAACTATCACGTAAGTCCAATTAGCTTTATTTGGTTTTCTAATATACCCTAAACTAACTACAGTTTCTATAAATCCGGGGGTTTCTGCGTTAGGATACATAATAATTCTTCTATCTTTTTGGTAGTATGCTGGTCTAGATAGCGTCGGCGTGGTCAATGGAGATAATCTCACTAAATTAATTTGCTTATACGTCATCCTCTCTACCTCTTGCCGTATGTTTCCTAACTTAGGATCTTTACGCACATATCTAACTTCGCTTATTTTATAGCAATCAGATGGTATATTAAATTGGTTCTTTTTTCCAGGATTAGTTGGGGTACCTAAGTTAATCGCTGTTAATCCAGCTGTTTTAAAATACACGTCTATCTTTTCTTCTAACAACGTAGATATATCCGCGTATGAATTATTGTTACCCGGTATTCTCTCACGTTGATTTATATCGTAAAAGTATTGCTCAAATATATCCATCTGAGCTTGGTTGGCAAATAAGTTAAACTCCTGAGGAGTTATATATCCTCTTTGTTCTTTATTAGCAAGAGCTAAAACTCTTTGATATACCGTATCTATATTTACCATAATTTCTTTTTAATTTGTAGTTTACGATCGCCCCGTAGGGCGACCGCTCTACAGTTTGATTAATTATTTAATCGTTTTTCTATATTGGAGTAAATCTCCATTCCTTCATCAGTTTTAAACCAAGCGGCTAAAGCTGAGTATGGATGTTCGTCAAATGGAACTGTCATTAGTTTTCTATCATTAGATCCCCAAGTAAAAGTTCTTTGATCAGAAGATAATTTTAATATCCCCATTTCTGTTGCTCTAATACCAAAGTTTCTTAACACAACATTCTCATCGTTAACTAACTCTAAGAATAAACCTGGATTTTTCTTAGCATATAATAGTAAATCTCTTTTAAGTTCCTTAGAACTCATCTCTGTTACTCTAGAACCAATCTCTACTCGCATAACCGCTTCAGCCATATCAATGTCTAGATTTTGAGCGGCGTTCAGTGCCTCGATTTCTAACTCTATGTTATCAAGTTCGTTTTCAGCTTTCTTTACTTCGTTGACCTCGTAGAATAATTTGTTTCTGTGTGGGTGGTAAAGTGATAGTAATTTTTGTAAAACTGTTTTATTTTTAGGTACAGCTAAAGTTCCGTTTCTAAAAATAATATGTTCTAATCTTTGATCCCCCTTCATTTCATCCACAAAGGGAGTTGTTTGATTTTTGGTATACTTTAATTCTCTTTCGTATCCTAGTTTTTCATCAAAATGATAAATATCCGCGGATTTTATTGAAGAACTAAGAGGTGATTTTCCATTACTTAAAACGTAAATCCTATCTTTAATCTCCCAACTAGGTTTTTTTGGTTCAACTTTTTTAGGTTTTTGTGTTTCAACAATTGGTGTCTCAACAACAGGTACCTCTACCTTTTCTGTTTTTTGTTTTTTTGCCATAATATAATATATAATAAAATTAATAAAATAAAAAGCCGAGGCCGAAGCCCCGGTCTTTTAATATGAATGCTTAGTTCATTAACATGAAGTTTCTTGCACCTTGTACAACTAAACATCTTTCAGATAAATAGTGTACGTTCATTGCGTCTAAGTCAGATGTAACAGCACCAACAGAACCAGTAACCCAAGTTTTAAGTTTTCTTGATTCAGTTTGTGAAGCTCTATATCTAACATGTAAGAAAGGACGTTTAAGATTCTTTCCTAATTGTTGATCGTAAACAGAAGATACACCAGCTGGGATCATAACCCCTCTAATTGCACCTACAGTGTTAACATCATTAATAAACCCTCTAGTAGAAGAATCATTTAAGTATTTCCAGTCAGACTTGTAGAAGTCATAAGAACCTCTTCTGAAACCAGAGAAACCTAAATTTAATGCCATGTCTTCAGAGTTGTTAAATACTCCGTAAGAAGTACCACCAGACCCATAAGAATTCATAGAAGCTAGCATATCATCAATAGCTAATGACATACCTCTATTAACAAACATCATGTTTTCTTCAATAGCACCTTGTTTATCAAACTCAGCTAAAATAGCATCAAATTCAGCTAAATCAGTCGCAGCATTGACACCAGTAATACCAGTTGAAGTGTTACCTCTATCTTCGATAGCAGCAAACAAACCTTCAGTACCAGTAATAGCACCACCATTAGGAGACACAGCACCTAAATCAGTAAGTCCATCACCAGCAGCTTTTTCTGATTCAATCATTGCCATCTCTAAATAGTCAGCAAAACGAGTTCTAGTGTCACCTTCAGCTTTTAAGTACCATAAGTAACCACCTTGACCGTCTTCACCAGAAACCTCAACCCATCCAATAGCAGAAGCATCAGAACCTGATATTTCAAACATATCTTTTAAGATAATAGGCTTGTTGGTATAAGACTTGTGCTCTGGCATGTTACCAGTTTGTCTACCGTTGTCACCTTTAGCGTACTCAGAACCAAACACTAAACATTTAACGCCAGTAGCATTAGCAATAGTTGAAGCGGCAGTACCAGCGCCAACAAAGTGAGATTGTCCGTAAGGTTGTGCATTTACCGTACCGTCAGCATCTACTGAGGTAACATAAACTTTAAGCGTAGTGTCAGCATCAGCTAATAAACACATATCACCTTGTCTGATACCGTGTCCAAGTGGAGCAGCAGCAGGATAACCAGCAGCAGTTGCGATAGCAGTACCGTTAGCATCATGAGTTACGTCGAAAGTTAAACCATTTGTACCAGCAGTTGTTACTGTGTACGATAAGTGCAAGCGACCTTGTTCCGCCCAAACTACTTGGTCAGATGACATCGCTTCTTCAGCACCTACTTGAGAAAGAAAACCTGAAACGCTTCTGTTTCCAAAAACTTCAGCTTCTTTTTCCATTAGGTCTGGTAAATATTGTTGAGCCCACCCAGCTGTACCAGACGCAGTAAAGTCAATATACGCGCTAGCTACAGTTGTTTTGCTCGGAGTCGGGGTGAATACACCATTACCCGACGGAGTTGTAATTGCCATAATTTTTTAATTTTAAATTATTATTTGTTTTTAATTTTGAATTTGAAATCATTAGAATTTTCACCAAGCACTTTAAACTTCATTCCACCGGTATTAATCTCACCACTATGTTGCTGTCGTGGATCCATACTGATATTTTTAGATTTAGCTACGCTATTTTTTAAAGCGTCAGCCTTACCCTGTTCGTAAAAATGACTAGCAATTTTATCAGCATTCATAGCGGTATATAACGATTTGTGATAACCTTTAGCGTCTTCCATTTCATTATTTTTGTTCAAAAACTTTTTGACAAAATTATTAATATCGCTTTGTGTATCTTTTATCGTATTTGAGTCTTTAACATTAAATCTAAACTTCTTTTCTCCAACCTCGTATTCAAAACCTTTGAACTCTTTATTGAATAATTTATTAGTTTTATTTAAAAACGTACTTTTTTTCTTATCCGCTACTGCTTGCTGTTCCTTTGATTCCTTGTTGTATCTATTGAAGAAATCAACTGCTTTCTGTTGCTCACCCGTGAGCTTAGAACCATATTTGATATCTTCGTAATATTTGGACTTTGCACCGTCCAGGTGTTGCTTTGCTTGAGCAACTTGCTCCTTCAAAGCTAATTTCTTTCTTTTAACATCTCTTTCCTCATCTATATCTTCGTCAAAAGCGAAATAGTCTTCCATTAAGAAATCTATTTCCTCTGAATCTAAATGAGGTTTTGTTTGTTTGTAGTATTCTTTTAGTAGAGCGTTGTTGTCTAATTTAGAATAATCTTGATTTAGTTTAACGTAATCTTCTAAATCTCCACCGGTTTCTTCCATGAATTCCATTAGTTTTTGGATATTCTCAGGAATTGGTTTCCCCGTGGCCTCTGCTTCTGCAACTGCTTCTTCTACTTGTTCTGTTAGTTCTTCAGTCTCTTCTTTGACTTTTTCATCAGTTATTTCTTCTACGACTGGAGTCTCTTGTGTTTCAGTTTCCGGTTGTACTTCTTCTTGTTCTTGTGTGGCGTCGGTGTCTTCAACGAGTTCAACCACTCCTCCGTCGTCAGTAACGTCTTCTTTAATTTCTTCATTCTCTTTTGGTTTTATTGGTTTACTTAAATCTACTTTAACAACATTATCGTCTTCAGTTTTCTTTAGATCGACTTTAGTTACGTTGTCTACTTTTTCTACAACTTCTTCAGTTGTTTCTTTTTTCTTTTTTGCCATAATATAATATAATAATAATTAATAATCTTTTTACTGGGGTTCAAATGCCCCTAAGTTGAATCCACCACCCATTACATCATTACCTACGGATTCAAAGTTTTTAGGTGGTTTTTGATTGTTTCTTTGGTCAATCATTTCTGATTGCTGCGTTGCTTGTATTTTTGTTCTTTTGTCCTTACGATCTTCTTTCTCTTTTTCTCTACCTCTAGCACCCTCAACCTCCAATTGCCTTAACTGCATGTTGTATTGGAACTCTTGCTCCATGAGCATTTTCTTTAACTCTCCCTCTGCTTGTAGTTTCTGTAAATCTAACTGTGATTCGATTTGAGCGAGTTGTGCTTTAGACTGTGTTAAAGCTTCGTTTTTTTGCACCTCCATTTCAGCGGCAGCTTGTTGCGCCTGTATATTGGCTTGGGATTGCGCTTGGATATTTTGTTGTTGGATCTTCTGATCTCTATCTATTTTTTGCTTTCTTCTAATTTTTAATAATGAATTAGCTAATTTTAGATTTTTTATTTCTCTAACGTCAATAGCGTCTTCCAACTCTATATTTTGTTGGCTCAATGCTACTTGTATATTGTTTTCCAACAAAGCTTTTTCTTCTTCGTCTGGAGATAATTCAATGAATATGCCGAAGTCATATAAATGTAAACTAGCCATTTCTTCTAATGTAGCCACGTTATGCGCTCCAATAGCTTGTATAAAAGCATCTTTAGTCGGTGAATATTCTATAATATCAGATATTCTTAAAGATAAACATTCCGCTGTTTGTGCCGTTAAGAATAATCCAGATTGTAATATATGTCTAGTAGCTGTATTTGAATTAGCAGCAGCCATTTTTTGTACGCCAACCAAAGCGTTTTTATCAGGTGTTGTACCGTCTCTAGCTTCGTTTAATCCGGTCACGTCTCTTATCATTTGCAGATAATAGTTATATGTACCTATTAAACTTTGCATTTTCTGTCCTCCGGATCCAGATTGTATTTCTTGAATAGGTACCTTACCAGGGTTCATGTCACCTTCAGCGGTGAAACTTCGCCCAATAACAGATCCAGTTTGGAAAAACATGTTTAACGCTTCTTGTGGATTATAGTTGGTTCCATTACCTAAATCTATTTCAGCAAGTCCATCAGCATCAAGATACACACCATCTGGCACCATACGTGACATCACTTGCTGTAATTTCAAATGTGTAAGTTGTATCATGTCTGCAAAACCTGTGATACGTTTTACTAATGAATCAATTCTACCTTTATATATTCTAGGTGCTACTATAGAGTAGTTCATTTTAACTTTAGTAAAATCACTTTTAGGACGCATCATATTTTTGGACATTTCCCATTTAAGTAATTTGTTAGTACCAAGTACTATTGCTCCTTCGTAAAGACACTCTATGGCTCTATGTAATCTTTCGTATCCACCTTCTTTTTCAGCGGGAGGATTAAACGTATCGTCTTTCTCTATTGCTTTATCTGCTCCAGATCCAGTTTCCTTCATTTTATAAACTTCGTTCATATAGCTTTTGTAATTAAAATACAATACTTGAACTGAGTTATTATCTATTTCTCTAGATGTGCTGTAGTTGCTAGTGTATGCAGATTTGTTTTGAATTAATTCCTCTAAATCTTCATGGGTTAAATGTGGAAATTGTTTTGCTAATTCATTTACTGGAATTGTCTTTACCTCTCCTACATAATATATATCATCAAAATATGGTGATTCTGTATAAGAATATACTAAGTCAGTCGGATCAACATAATCAATAGTAACTCCTTCGGAAGTATTGAATCCTGTTTTTACAGCTCCAATACCCAGTACAGTTAAATCGTAGTAAAATCTTTTCTTTATTAATTCGTAGTTATTACCTTCCATTAAAACCTTCAACGCTTGTTCTTCCGCTATCTCTACAGATTGCTTGTAAGACAACTGCATGTGTAGAGCTAATTCTTCTTCGTTAGCTGGTAGTGTTTCTGGATCGTTTTCTGTTAAATCAAGATTAAAGTTTTCTTTTACGTAAGCGTCAACACTCTTCATCTTCATGTCTCTAACGATAGATTCCATGTATTCAGTTCGTTTGTTTACTCCGTAAGGATCTTGGGAATAAGCCTTAATGTCATACATTCTTTCTGCGATACCGTTTACAACTATGTCTACGAATTTAGATATAATTGGAACTGGTTTCCAATCTAAATTAAGATAGGACAAATCACCATTTATAGATAACTCATCCTTATATTTTTGAATTGATTGTTCTCCACGAGCGTATAATCTTAAATTGTGGAAATTGTTTTGATTAGTTGAGTATCTATTGTGACCACTATCTTTGTGGAACCACTCTGATTCAATAGCTTTAGCTATTTTTAAGCCATAATCATAGCTTATCTTCTCAGCGTCACTTACGACTTGACTAGGGAAATAATTATTTACAACAGACTCTGCCATATTTTACTTTATTATTTTTGATGCGTTTCCAGTATTAGTATACTTCGCAATATTTATGTTTAATTTTTGTTTCTCAACCTTTGCGTTAGGCCTATATAAATTTCTATTACAAGCCATAATAGCTAATCCAGAACTGATAGATGCATCGAATTTAGTTCTTTTTGTTATATCAAATCTACTCCAATCATTTAGCGTTTCATTAAAATATATGTTCCCATAATTTCCATCACCTAAATGACCAACGTGACTTTGTATGTACATCTCGATAGCAGCCGCGTGAGCTTGCTTTATATCTTCACTTGAATTAGGAATTCCACCTATTTCTTTCTCTGTTACAGATAACTTGTTCCACAATTTATCCGGTCTATTCATTGAGTATCCTCTGTATCCTCTTCTTCTTAAATGATATAACAATCTAGGTTTGTTATTCTCACAAAGTAATGGCATTCCATAAAACACTAAGGCCATCAATACATCTTCAAAAAATATCTCAGCTGTTTGTGGTCTAGCTACATATTCTAAAAACATATGGTTAGGTGGACAATCTTCCATAGAAAACTTTGTTAATCCGTGTAAAGCTCCGTTAGATCCCTTTCCATCTACTGTTCCTGATATATCGTAACTATCACACCCGAAAGCTCCCATGTGTTCATTTGCAGGATACTTTATATTATTTTTCATAATAATCTTATTCTGCATATGAGCCGGTGGGAACCAACTTACTTTAAATCTACCCTTCGGATCTGGATAAAATATAACTTGTGTATCTTTTACTCCATTCACCCATTGAAAATTACCAACTGATAGTACGGCTGAATTTCCTATTCCTTCGTTGTAATCTATTTGTTCGTATATCTTAACAAGATTGAAAATACTGTTTTTAGATTCATCTCTAAAGGCGTGTTCTGTAGTTCTTGGAAATTGTCTGTAGAATTCGTTCAATCCGTCTTGATCAGATTTTAATCCTTCGACTTCATTGTTCCAATGTTCTATTATGCCTACGTCTATTAGTTCACCATCTGGTCCGGATACATCATTATCTGGATTATCGAAGACTGGATGTCCGTATTCGTCAATAAATCCTTCGTAGTTCCATTCCATTGGGATAAACAAAGAGTATAAACCAGACTTTGTTTGGCCATTTCTATTTCTCTGTGTGACATCTGACGCGTTGTATAATTTTTTAAAATTGTCTCCACCTTTATCTAATGCGTTTGAAGTTGAGCCCATCATGCATTTACCAACTATTCTACTACCTAATCGTAAACATGTTTTAGTAACTCTCCAGTTGTTTAATATATTGTCAGGTCTCTCCCATTTACCGCTTTCATCATGTACTAGTAGATTTAGTTTCTCACCATCGTAACTATTATCCCCAGTGTTCTTCCAATCAATAGTGGTATCTAATCCTTTTATATCTTCTAACTTCTCGTTAGCTGTAATCTTTTTCCTTGTAAACTTACTAGCTGGTACTCTATACGCTAGTTCTGTTTTAGGTCGATCCATACCATCTTGGATAGGTTTGAAAAAGAATGGATAGTTTATGCTAATTGGAACTACCTTATCGGTAAACATCTTTTTAGCATCAGAACCAGTTTTAGAAAGTATACCATATCTAGCGTCTCCTGTTAAAGTGGCTAAGTTAACTGTTTCAGCCGAAGACATAAAAGAAAATCCAGATCTACGATTTTTAAGATAACACATACCGTAACATCTTTTATCTGCTTTACACGCTTCCCAAAATATAAAAAACAATCTATTTGCTTCTCTGAAATCTGGAGCACCTACGTCTATTTTACTCCATTGCAAATACATATAGTGCGTACCGGTTACCCAGGTTGGTTTACCATTGTTCATAAACCAGAATCCTTCGTCTCGACGTTTAAATTCTTCGTCTATATAATCGTACCATTTTTCTTTACTGTCTTCCGGATAACCCCTCCAATCGAATATGTTTTTAATACGTTCTAACTCCTTGGGATACTCTTGTTTCACCCATTTGTTTTTCTCGTGCTTATATATTTCCTTAGGTGGTTTAGGTAGCGCTATAACTAGATTTTGTATTTCTATAATTTCACCGATAACACCGTTGTGGGATAATACGATTAGATCATGTTCTTTATTATAACCGTATTTCCACTTCTTTCCTCGATTCATTCGGGTGATAGTAGTTCTTTTTATCGGTTCTACCGTTCTAACCAAACTTTGCTCGTACATTACTTAGATCTACCTTCAGCGAATCCTTTAAAGACTTCTTCCTTTCTCTCTTCAGGTGCTTTGCCCTCAAGTAGATTTTCTTCCTCTTGAATTCTTGTGAGTATTTCGAATGCGTCAAATATAGCTAGTTTTTTAGTAGCCGCGGCGTTCTTTAATCTATCAGCAGTAATATCATCTCCAGAATCAACAATAGGTTCTTTAGCTACCTTGATTAATTCCTCCACTGCTTTTTGCCCAGCTTGGATTATATTCTTCTTCGTTTCCTTGGTATTCATATTTAATTGTAATAAATTGGGTCATAACTCTGTATAATCTCTTTCCATCGATTATAAATTCATAGGTAGAAAAAGGTGTGAATCCTACTAAATCACCTTCTTTAAAACTGCCATCAGTATATACAATTTTACCTACGCAAGGTTTTTCTATGTCTTCTGTAAGATAATTTGTATCTTTTATAGGTTGTACAAAACAATATCCCTTCACCGCTTTCCATCTCCAATACTTTTTATATAAGAATATTTGATCTTCTTTTACTAAATACGTATCTTCGTCGAAGTAACTTCTGCTGTTCTTTTCCTTACCCCTAACGTCGTGCCATCTTCTAAACACATTGTGATGGACTATAACGTTGTTTCCAGGTTCTATTTCCGTTTCAAAAGCCGTGGGAACAGATTTAACAATAGCCTCTCTATTTACAAATTGGTGGTTATAAACTTCTGTATTTAAAATAAGATCTTTATCTCCAACTTTCTTAGTATTGTTATATCTATTTCCTTTTGGCTTTATAACAAAGTCAAAAGGCGCTTTCATCAGTATTCTAGATTATATTCTATAGAGATCGCCATATTTTTGTTGAAGTCTTTCCACGGTAGTACATCTTTATTTTTTTTGATATAAATAGAGTATTTTTCGTCTTCTTCTAATATATCACAAATAGTATGTCCACCGTATACTTCTTGCCCAACAGCGTAATGCATAGCGTTCTCTTTGTAATCCTTACCTACGGTAATTTTTCTAATCAGTTTTGACATCTTCTTTGTGATTTATAGTACCATCTTGTATGTTGATATCAGCTGTACCATAAGTCTTCTCGAATCCAACTTGCATTTCACCTAACTTTTCTTGTAGTGTAGCTACATGATGTAAAAGATTGTGTTTTTTGCTTTCAAAACTCCCAATTTCTAATTGTGATCTATTGATGTCGTTTATTACTGATTGTACTTGATTTAATTCTTCGTTTGTAATTTTAGAAGGTTTTTCAGTCTTCAATTCTTTGATTTTCTTTGTTGTGTTTTTTGCCATTTTATTTAATTTAAGTTAATTTAATTTGTTTTATTTATTCTCCGAAATAACATATTATACCACCGTCAGCATCAGCTTCGGGCGTTACGCTAGTCCATCTACCATATATAGTTGAACCTGCTGGAAATTTAGCTCCACTTAAAGCTAAACCACCATCACCATGGTCCGTAGCGTTAGTTGTCGCTGTATCTTGTTCATGCGCTGCTACAGCTGTGTTTACGTAATCCCCTGTGCTCTCAGCTATTAACGCTGTTGGTGTATTGTCTTGTATAAAGTATATAGCTATAATAACTTTATTTGGCGGAGGTGTTACTGCTGACGCGGCGTCACAATATGCTGATCCTGTTATAGAACCAATCCAATCATTTTTTACCATTCCCATAATTTTATTTTTTTGTTTTTTCTAGTGATCTACCACCGAAGTAAGCACCGATCACGGTTATTAATACTAATTGTAATAGATCAGTCCATTTAGCTTCAACTACAAAGTTAATAACACCGGCATCGATAAACATCAATAACACTGTTGATATAACTAAGAATATTAAAACCAATGGTCTAACATTTTTACTCAACCAAGAATCGCTAGCCATATCAGCCGCCCATCTTGATGAAATTTCTTTTTCTAAAGTAGCTTGATAAGAGGCTACTATCTCTTTAATTTTTTGTGAGGCAGCTAACTTTTCTTCTTCCGATGTGTGTAAGTCATCTATAACTCCACCTACGCCTTCTATAAGATCTTTAGTTCCACCACCTGTAAGCATTCCTAATATATTCATGTTTAATTTTTACGTCTATAACTTCTTTTTAACCTAGATTTCCCTGTTCTTTCGTTATAAACCACATCACTTTCTTTTAATATAACTGTTTTTCCTGTAGTTAAATTCTTCACTGTCGGATTACCTTTTTCGTCAGTGACAATTTCTTTAGCGTACTTATCTTTAAGAGGCGAAGCGCCTTCTATTGTCCCCATTTTATGTGGACTACCTTTCATTTTGAAAAATGAATATGATTTTTTATCTCCGTATGGCATAATTTTAATTTTTAATGATTTCCGTTGTTAGCGTCGTCTTCCCAAGGAAAACCGGTGTCTCCAGCTTCTTTCCATTCTCCGTGGATATTTATCATATCCTTACCGTTTCTTGTTTCTCTTATAAACGTATCGCCGTTGTATTTTATATAATCGTCTCCATACTCTAATTTACCAACCTTCATGTCGGTAGAATGTCTCATTTCGTGATTAATTACTTGTCTTTCTTCTTCACTACCAGGTATTATTTTATCACTAATATATATGCTTCCGTCCATATTAGCTTCGCCCATAACTCCTTCTTCTAGTGGTTTTCTGATAACAGGTGTTCCAGGTACAGAAGCGTCACTACCAGCTTCTTGACCAAAACGCATTTTAGTTCTGATCTCTCCGCTAACAGCATAATTACCTCTACTTTTACCTAGTTTAAATCCCATATTACCTGTCTTTATCTTTTATCATATCATCTATAGATTTATTAAAAACCTTATCTGTATATGTTTTATTATTATAAAAAACACTTCTTTCTGATGTTGGTAAATCTTCTTCACCTAACAACACTCTATATATTCTAGATATTAACTGAGAACATTTGAATGATGTTTTAAACACCGAGTATTTTATTGTTGTTCTGTTTCTGTGTCTCCAGGTC